GGTACGTTCCGGAATACTTAGTCCCGGAAGACCGTGAGTTGAGAGCGAAACTGTCATATAAAGACAACAGTGGACTCAGATATTATATGGTCCAATGGACGAAAGGACAACCGTTAGGGCTGTACCCCTCTTTTGCAGCATTCTCCATGACTCATGGATGCCTCGTGAAAGCCTTAGAGCTATCATTGGGCCTGCAAAACTCTTTCGCTATAGTTGGGGACGACATTGTCATTTGTGATGATGATCTGAACCGATTATATCGGCAATATCTTAAATTACTCCATATTCCAACTTCAGAAGAAAAATGTATATCATCTAATGAAGTTGCCGAGTTCGTTGGCGCCGTGATTACGCGCCGCGGATATTATATCGGACAGAAATGGAGGACCCCAAAATACTCAAACAAGCATGCGTTACTATTTTCCTTACCAAGGCCTCTGGATTTTAGCATTAAGGATGAATATTTGTCCTACTTAGCTAAGTTCTTTCCTTCACCTTACGGTTTAGGGGAGAATCCAGAAGGTGTGCCCCTCTCTACCCGTGGTATAATTGGCCTTCCATGGTACGAAAGTATCAAGAAGGACCACGGTTATGTTGAGGTCGAAAGGCATTCGAAAGGTTCTATATATCGCGGATCTAAGAAATATCCCGATCTCTTCAATGAAGAAGAAGAACCTATTGAAAGAAGTAAGGTAAACGCCCATCGTCACAGTGATCTAGACATAATGGCAGCCGCTTTTGGCGGGCCCATTACATCTATGAGAGCTCAAGAAGAGTTTTATAATGAAACTCAAGAAAATGACAATGATGAGCTGAGTACCCTGACCAATCACCGCCAGGTAACTGGCCATCAAATATTAGTCGAATTGGCTAATAGGTTTGGCTACACCAATGTGGTCTTGCCAGATGATGTTGTTGAAGGCCTCTATGCTTCACACAACTGTTGGAGGGTTAGGAACGCTATTGTTGCTGCTGGTTATTGTAAACCGCGCAAGGAGGTTGGCTACCTCTTTTCAATAGCTAATAAAATCAGGAAGCATCAACTTAAAACTCTTGATGTTACACCTGAAGTACTTGGTAACCAAGTCAACGAATGCGTT